AAATGTTCCGTTATTATTATTAATAAGAGCATGAGGCATTGTACTGTTTGTTACACCTAAACTTGTAGCAGGTGCTATTGTTTCAGACCACACACCATTACCAGTAAATTTAACATAGTAATCTGAAAGTGTATCACCCTCTTCACCTGTAATTTTTATTATAACTCCTGTTTTTCCATAATAAGGAAGTTTACTAAAATCCTGTATTGTATCTCTAATGTGATACATAGCTGTACTACCTGCACCATCTGAAGTGCTAACAGTATAAGAAGAATTGTTATTATTTGGTTTTCCGTAAATTACGTTATCATACGACTCAAAAGTAAAATGACTTGTAATACCAGAATAGTTTGCTAATCCTTGTGAGGTACTTAAAGTAGAATTGTTATCTGCTCTAACAGTTTTAAATCCTATTTGTGAAGCACTGCCATTCCAGTGTGTACTAGAAGTACCATATAATAATATATCTTTAATTTTATTTGAATCTCTAAATTCACTATCTGTTGTTGCGTCATTACCTGACGGCATTTGAAAGATAACTTTAATACCACCAGTTATACTAGCGTGAGTTAAAGTAACTGAATATTCTCTACCATAGTTTGTTGCTTTAACATAAATTAAAAACTCTTCTTGTTTAGCCGCCGAAGTATTTGAATCTGCTGTTGGTGTAACAGATTTATTTACTAAGAAAGTATAATCTGCAATATTAACTAATTTAAAATCTTCTCTTGGATTTGTTGAAGTTAAATAACTAGAACCACTAGCGATAGTAACTGTCTTAGAATTACCTGCTAAATCATATACTTTAATTCCACCATTGTAGAACGCACACATATACTGGTTAGACTCATCACGCTGAATGTTCCATATTTTAGTTTTGTTAGGATAAACATTAGTGCTATCTAAAGTCGCTACATATTCTAATGAAGGTCTTTTACTTAAACCATCTACAATATTATTTTGTAAATTGATTTGGTCAGACCCTTGATTAATCCCCCTTTGAGTGGGTGTCTGCTGACTAATCCCATTAATAAAATTAGGAATACTCTGCGATACTACAGCCATTAGTAAGTCCTTCTAGTAGGTCTATTTATTATTGAGTATGTATTAGCGTCACCTTCCAACATATTTATGTCAGCTTCTCTACTGTCTGCTTGATGATATGCTACAAGAGCTTCTTGTTCGTCTTGTCCGATTAATTTAGTAATTTCTTTATCACCTAAAAATCTTGCCGCAAATCTTCTAGCGGACTTCATTGTAATATATCGTCTAGCGTATTCTGGTAGGTGTTCAAATTGTTGAACTGTTACTAAGTTAAGGGAAATGTCAGACGAGAATACATCTGTTTTTTTGTCTAAGTCATAAAGGTAACCATTACGAGTAGTTACATTAAAAACTTTTGAATAACTATCTGCTTGAACGCAGTTAGCAGGAAGTGGTATTTTGTTATTAGAGTCTAATGATACTGTTACTTCCTCTTCAGTATTATAGTTCCAACCCATAGATTGAATTGACATAGAAGTTTCATCTAAAATATTTTTAGCGACTGATACATCAACACTATTTGTTCCTGTGATTGAGTTTACAGGAGCTTCTCCAATAACGGAAAGCATAATGTTGACAGCTTGTAACTCTGTCGTAGGCGTTATCTGTGTTGTCATGCTGTTCCTTTTTAAATTTTAATTTAAAGAGGCGGCTTGAGTCTCCCCTTACCGCCTCTCCTTATAAGTATAAAGTAACGTAAAGTATTACGCTTCTTTAATTCCTACAGCCGCTTCAGGTCTAAGAACTCCATGACCCATAGCGTATTTCGCTACCATCAATGTACCTTGACGTCTAATGTCATATTCTGACTCAACGGCTAAATCCATTAATTTAACTGTACCTGCCGCACTAGGGTGAGAAATCAAAGCAACATAATTTGCTAGATTGACCCTTTGTGGGTAAGCACCTGTTGCAGTTTTACCTGCGTCTACTGCTGTAGATGAAGATAAGTCTGAAGCAACAAAATGAGCAGTTGGTATTAATTCAATCCCTGCTACTTTCATTACTTTACCTTCTGCAACACCGCCGTTAGCACCGCCTGAGAAGTCGATATTAACTGCGTTTGTAGCGTTAGCTAGTTTGTAATATTCCTCTAGTCTTATAAAGGCTTTTCTACCTTCTTTAGGAACATAGTTTGCGTCCAATGCTTTAGCGGCGTCAAACAAACTGTCTATCATTCCGTTAGCGGCAGTTGAAGCCGTAGCTGAAGCAATAGCTGTGTTTGTTACAACTGTACCTGCACCATATCCTGAGTCAGATACATTCGCTGAAGCCTGAGCGGCTTGACCGATTGTTTGTAAGATATGCTTATCTTTTTGGAAAGCTAATGCTCTTCCAATTTCTGTTGAGTAAGCACTTCTTACGTCCCAGTGGTTCTTAGCTTCTTCAATGTTAGATAAGAATACTGAGCTTAGTAGAAGGTCATTAATTGTAATAACCTTTTCGTTGTGGTTTACGTCTGAGCCTGTAATTTCCGCACCTGCTACATGATAAGCCGCACCAACTCTACCCATTACTGGGAAAGTTGCTGACTTACCTGAAGAGATAGACCTAACCATCTCTGCTCCCTGTGTAACTGAAGCTCTATCAAAAGAAGTTAAAACTTCTCCTGCAAAAACTTTCAGAAACAGGGCGTCTTCTGTACCAGAAGCATTAACCTTACCGACTGAGACTGGACTTGCGTTTGCCATAATTGTCTCCTTTGGTTTGTTACGCTTGTTTAGAAAGCCTTTTTACTTCGGTCTCTTAAACCAGATTGTCTACCGCAGTAGGTCAAGCTAATTAACTTATGTAAATTAGGCAGTTGCCCTCAATAAGAGTGCACAACTATTTCTTCTTTGCTGTCTTTGCCGCCCTTTTAAAATTAGCGGCAGTTGGAGCACCTTTGCTCCCTGCTTTTCTCATGCTTTCACCAGAACCTTTTTTGATTCTGTTACGCTTCGCATGAATGTTTGCGTATAATCCTTTTTTAGCCATGTTAATATCCTTTACTTGGTTTTGGTTTTGGCTTCGGCTTTGGTTTCGGTTTCGGTTTCTGTTTTGGCATTTACTATTTTCTCCAGTTCTTCTAATGAATGTTTAGCACATGTAAGTTTTTCAAACCTGTCTTTAACAACTTCCAATAACTTATCATGTTCACCAATACCTACAGGTTTCTGTAAGTATATATCTATGACCGCAGAGTGCTCTGCAACATCTGCTTCAAAAGATTTTTTTAATGCGTGTAATAGCATTTGTTCTCCTTATAATTTACTGTTTGCAATTTTTGCTTTAACAGCGTTTTGATAAGCAGTGTCTTTCGTATATCTAGCGTCAGACATTGCTTCTGTTACTTGAGCCCAAGACTCGTACCCACCTTCACCAGTTGGTACAGCTTTAGCTTGAAGTAAATTTGGTTCAGTACCATTAGCAGTATCATACTTTGCTTTTAGTCCTGCGACTGCAAGTTTAGTTACTTCTAAATCACCACCATTAATAGCAGTGTTATAAGCAGTCTTCTCACCTTCAGTCATATTATCAGCCGCCCACTTTGCCATTTCAGAGTAGGCTTCATCACCACCAACTACTGCTTTAACTTCAGCAGATTGTTTAGCCGCTAGTGCTGATTGACCATTTATAAAAGCGTCAACATAACTTTTTGGTATACCTGCTTTTTCAAGTGCTTCATAAGACTTGTCAGCAAGTTGTCCATTTTCATTATATTCTGTTTGTAATGTTTCCATATTAAGACCTGCGTCAGATACAGCTTTATCAGCTATCTCTAAACTTTCTTCTTGTTTAGTCTCTTCTGCTTTTGCAGGTTCATTTGATTTTTCTGTTTCATTTTCAAATGATTTATCCTGAGCTCCTAGTTTGCTTTCTAGTTCACCATAAGATTTAGCCATGTCTTCGACAGACTTAAATTTTTCTGGCAACCCTTCAGGTCTTGGTTGATTTGCAGTTTCTTCTACTGGTTTTTCAGTTGTAGTTTCATCTGCTTTAATTTCTACTTGTTCTACCATTTTAGTTTCCCATATCCTTAGTCATATTGTTGGCAACTTGTGGAGCTACAGACTGAGCTGTATCCATCATTTGTTGCATTTGTTGTTGCTCTTGGGCTTCTTGTTGTTCTGCTTGTAGTTGTTCTTGAGATTTAATTAAACCTTCAGTATCAATTCCTAAACCTGTTGCTAATCTAGTTAGCAAGTCATTAGGATTTAATGATTGAACTACAGCAGGATTTATTTGTGCCAAATTACCTATCTCAGCTACAAATTCTCTAAGTTTCTGTAAGTCATTACCTCTGCCTAGAGCTTCTATTCCAGTAATGATTGTTGGTTTTACAGTCCCTTTTGGTAAAGTTGGTATTTCTTTTGCCGCACTCATTCTCTTCATCAACACTCTAACTAGAGGAAGTTGAAGTTCTTGAGACAGTAATGAATAAACACCACCCATACTTGTTTCTAATTGTTCCGCCATGTATCTTATTTCTTGAGCGGTTACACGCTCTGCGTCTCTTTGAATTGCAGTGTGTAATAAGAAAGCATAAGACATACGCTCTTCTAATTTTTGAATACTTCTTTCTACAACTTGTAAGTCATATTGTTTTAATGCCTGTAGAACAGACACATCATCTTGACTACCTGTAATAATATCTCCGTTCCTTGTCTGTGCTAAATCTTTTTTTCTAGTCACAGCATTAGGTCTTACCATAAATACTATTTTAGAAGACGCCGCCGCACTTTCTACAAGTGATTGAGATAATCCTTCAAGCGACTTGAGGTCACCAAGATACTCCTCAACAAAACTTCTTCCGTAATTTTCATTATCTATTCTTACCATTCTTAATGCTTGATAAGGCATAGCGTCTGCACTTAGTGTACCAATAGTAGATGGTATTTTTATTCCCATTACTTCTTGGCATATATAAAATTTCTTATCGTCTAATTTGTAAATGTGTGTGTAAATATCACAATGGTCATCATCTTTATAATCACCATTTATTTTCATTTGCTCTTTAATCTCTTCATCAAGAGCTATGTGAGCAATACTTTCTTTAATAACTATTTCAATTAATGTTCCTTGAGGGTCTCGTCTTACAACAAATTGTGAAAGAGGATAGACTCTCATAGTATCATTCTTAGGTAAGTACGTTAAGACATTACCACCAATGATTAAATGTTTTAATGCTTCAAACATGCTTACACGCAAAGCTAATTCTTCTATCTTAAGTGAAACTTCTTTTTCAATATTTGCTAAAGATTTTTCAACTTGAGTCTTCATCTCCTTTTGTTGTTCCATTTCTTTTTTAGCGTCACCACTTACTTGTAGTCTAAAGAATGGAGCGTTAGGGGGAAGTAGGAGAAGTAATAATTTTGAAGCTAGATTGTTTACGCCTCTAGCACCTACTGATTGAAAAGGATTATATAAGTCTGACGATTTAGTAAAACCTTCGTCAGGTATTAAAGATGGAATAGTTAATTCAGAACATTCTCTGGCTCTATCTAGGAAATATTGTCTATCTTGTTTTAATGTTTCATAGCGTTCTTTCGCTGTATTTTGTCTAGTAACTACTTCGTTATCCATCTGCATTACGGAGTATTAACGCCGCTACCTGAGCTTGAAGCTATGTTTAAACCAGAAGTTTGTAACATTCCTGTTCCTGACTTCTTAGCTTTTTTAGTAATCTTCTTTTTATCTGACAACTCGTCTGCTGTTTCCAATGTAGGAACTAATTGTTCACCAATAGGTGAAGCGTTTACTACAGGGTTTGGAGCAACAGGTTGAGGAGCAGGTCTTGAACCACCACCACACATATTTATTTCTCCTTATTATGTTATATTTAAACCAGAGTTTGAACCTTCAACTCCGCCTTGATTGTAATTATCTACTTTCTTTTTAGTAGGTTTTGCCATGTTGTCAGAAGGAGCAGGATTTTCAAAAGGGTCTTTTTTATCGTCATATATATTACCATCTACAAATTTAATTTGTGGGTCTTCCCTGACTGGCATTGGTGCAGGTTTACTACTTCCTATACACATTATTTTTCTGACTCCTCTTTTAAGTTATTTAGAAATTTGACAACATCACGCTGTCCTGCTTTGAAGTATATTGTCTTACTATCATCACTTAATAGTGGTGATTGTTCAGGATATACTTTGTTTAACAGTTTAATTAAGTCATCTACCTTAACAGGTAAGACTATATCATCTAAGTTATCCATCTTGTTTCCTTCTAAAAAGGGTACTTTACTTCCATAGTGAGCCTGTGAGTGTCCCTTTATTGTACTCAGTAGCCCTGTTTTCAAAGAAATTCGCATGTTCTACTCCATTTAAAACCCAGTCTAACCAACCTAAAGGGTTATGTTTTACACCATAATTAGGTTTTAAAGACAGTTGTAATAGTCTTCTATCTGCAATGTATCTTATGTATTCTTTAACTTGGTCAGGTGTTAATCCCTGCACACCACCCATATCAAATGCTAAATCAATAAACCTATCTTCTAAGTCTACCATATCTCTACATGTTTGATAGATACTTGCTTTAAATTTTTCTGTCCAAATATCAGGGTTCTCTTTTATTAATTGATGAAACAATTTAATCATGCTTTCAACATGGTGTGTCTCATCTCTAATAGACCATGTAACTATCTGACACATTCCTTTCATACGACCAAACCTTGAGAAGTTTAGTAGCATTACAAAAGAAGCAAACAGTTGTAAGCCTTCACCAAATGCAGAGAAACATGCCATCTCTCTAGCTAGTCCTGATAAACCTTTGCCTTTACTTTTAAATAAATATTCATGTTTATCAGTCATCTGTTTATATTCTTGAAATGCTTTGTAATCAGATTCAGGTAAACCTATTGTATCATTTAATAATGAATAACTTTGTGCATGATTTGCTTCACTTGTTGCAATAGCAGACAACATCATTCTTATTTCTGGTGGTTTAAATTTAGGAATATAATTATCAAGGTATGCTTTTGCTATATCTACATCACCTTGTGTGAAGAACTTTAGTATTTGATTAATCAGATTCTTTTCATTAGCTGTTAATCTATCATTCCAATCTCTTACATCTTCATGCAAAGGTACTTCACTAGGAAGCCAGTGCATTTGTTGCTGTAGCTCATACGCTTCAAAAGCCCATTCGTATTGAAATGGTTTGTAATGTACTCGTTCTTCAAATAATCCCATTCTATAATCCCCCCAATAATTCTATTGTTTCAATTATAACAATCATTCCTAACTCGACTGCTAGAATGGTATGGTATACTGTCCACAATATTGTTTGTTTTTCTTTTTTCTTTTTTTTCGTATGACATGAACAATACTTTTTAGGTTTATCCATGTCATCAAATATACTTGAGTCTGTCATCTATGCCTCACATGCTAAACACTCTGACTCTGGTATTATAGTTCTCTCAACTTTAAGAGAAACTAACTCCGCCCTTTTAATTGCTTCTGACCTACAGTAATAAAGTGTTTTTAGTTTTTGTTTCCAAGCTATCATGTGTGTATCATGTAGCTCTGTTATATCTACATCAGCAGGAACAAAGACATTAACCGATTGACCCTGACAAATATATTGTTGTCTGTCTGCGGCATGTGAGATTATCCATTGCTGATTTATTTCAATAGCAGTTTTAAAGGTATCTTTTTCATGCTCAGTTAATTCATCTAAATGTAAAACTGAACCTCGTTTACCTAGAATAGACTGCCAAGTCTGTTCATCATTTATTCCTTTAGACTCTAAAAGTTTTTCAAGGAATTTATTTTTAACTAGAAATGAACCAGACATAGTTTTCTGCACATAAGCATTAGCTCTGTATGGTTCGATTGAAGGACTGGTTGTCCCACAAATTATTGATGAAGAAGCGTTAGGTGCAATAGCTAGTAGGTGTGCATGACGCATACCAGTGCCCTTCATGTCAGGAGCTTCACCTCTTTCAACTGCTAAGTTTTTAGATTCAGCAACAGCTTCTTCTTTTATCTTTTTAAATATTTGTAAGTTCTGTCCTTTAGCTAAAGCAGACTCAAACGGAATACCTTTAGACTGTAAGTAGGCATGAAAGCCCATAGCTCCTAGACCAATACTTCTTTCTTGGTGTGCACTGTACTTAGCTTTAGCTAATTCATCTGGTGCATTATCAATAAATGATTGAAGAGTATTATCTAAGAACCTAATTAAGTCAGGTATAAATTTATCGTTGTCTTTCCACTCATCATACTTTTCTAAATTAACACTAGACAAACAACAAACGGCACTGCGTTTCTCGTCTGTAGGTAATGTAATTTCAGTACATAAATTTGAATGGTGTACTTTTAATTGTTTATCTTTTAAAGGTTGGGGAAGTGCATTATTGATGGTGTCAATAAAGCAAAGGTAGGGCTCACCAGTAGCAACTCTGTTTTCTAATATCCGTTGCCATAGTTCTTTAGCTGAAACAGTCCGCACTACTTGCTTAGTGTGTGGGTCTATCAAGTTCCAACTGTCATCATAACTTGGGTCTTCTATACATTTTTCAATCAGTTGCATAAAACTGTCAGGTATGTTTACTCCATGATGAAGGTTCAAACATTTTCTATGTATGTCACCACCATTAGGTTTTCGTATGTCTAAAAATTCTATAATCTCTGGGTGAGATATATCTATGTAAGCGGCGTAGCTTCCTCTTCTAGTTTTACCTTGAGAGAAAGCTAATATCTCTGAGTCTACTACATGTAAGAAAGGTATAGACCCTGAGCTTTGTGAGCCGCCGCTTGTTAGTGTACCATCTGAGCGAACATGTCCCCAGTAGCCACCAATGCCGCCACCTACTGACGCTAACCATGCGTTCTCTGTGTAGTGTGCGGTTAAACCTGTTCGACTATCTCCTACATAATTTAGAAAACAGGAAATAGGTTGTCCTCTTTTGCTACCTGCATTAGTTAAAACAGGTGTTGCAAACATAAACCATAGCTTAGAAGCATAGTCATAAATTCTTTCAGCCATTGCGTCATCATCTGAAAACGCTTTAGCCGCTCTCATAAATGCTTCTTGAGGTGAACTCTCCTCTGGCAATAAGTATCTATCTTTTAAAGTAGTCTTACCAAAGTAAGTTAATAATTCATCTCTGCTATAATCCATTTTATTTTTCCTTTACTAATTTTAAATTGTTTTCTCTGTCATAATATTTGTATGTTATCTTGGTTGGTTGGAAAGTTTCTAACTGTTTGAAGATAGTATCTTCATCTAGCTCTGAGCATGTATACACATCTAGTTGCAACATGGCAGGGTCTTGTTCGTCCCAACAATGAAATGCTATATGTGAAGTCTCAATAACAGTCACACAGGTTAGCCCTCTATTACCTTCTTTGTTACAGTAATAGGCAATAGGCTTACCTAGCATTTTCATTTTAATGGATTGTACTAATTTTCTTACCCACTTCTTTATAAATCTAGTATCCTTTGGGGGTGAGTTTAGTTCCGCCCTTACTAGCAGGTGTTTGTGTTTCGTCATACTTTAAGTTTAATTGTTTTGGGTTGTCTTTTTCTATAATAAAATCAATGTATTGTTTTGCTTTTAATAAATCGTCTAACCCACCCTTTAAATTATAACGACAAACATACTTCACCACATTACCTTGACAGAAATCTAATTTATTTTTGACAATAAAATCAATAGGTTCTATCTCATGTTGTGTGTAATGAGGTGGTTCTTTAATCATATCTGCCATAGTTTTACTTTACCTGTCTTTCTGTTGTAGTCTTTGTTAGTTAATATGTGTGCAACCCTAGCTTGTTGCAGTGCTTCTTTCTTAGAGTACCCTGCTTTGTCATAGGTTTTTAAGACAGTCTTCCATAAGTCTAAGAGGGGAACATTAATGTCACCCAATAATTTCTGGGCTGTCTTAACGCCTACTTTAGGTACGCCGCTATATCCGTCAACACTATCACCTGCCATAGCTTGAACCATAAACCAATAGTCAGCCTCAGCTTTAGTTACTTTCTCAATAGTCTTGCCGTCTTGAGATATAAGTGCAGGTATTTGTCGCAGGTCTTTATCTATAGAAACAATCACACGCTCTTCTTTATGAGGTGCAGTAGCAAAGATACCTAAGACATCATCTGCTTCTAGGTTCTTATAGATAATAGCTTTATGTTTCTTAAGCACATACTCACGCAACGCATTAAGAACCATAGGCTTACGTTTACTTTTACGATTATCTTTATAAGAAGGTAGCACATCTTTTCTAAAGTTCTTAGTGTCAGTCAACGCTATCATGTAAGCGTCAGCGTCTAGGTCTACTAACAACTCATCTATTGTACTATCTACTTGTGTCTTACAAATGTTTTCATCACAGTGAAGAGTCCATAGACCATCACCCCAATGTGTATCTACTTCATTCATAGTAGCAACTTTATAAATAAGAATATCACCATCAATTAACAAACGTCTTTTAACTGGCTTTACTTTCTTTCTCTCTATCATTGTACTGTCCTCTCTGTTATTGTTTTCTTGTTAAACAATTCTTTGAGTGGAATAAGTATGCACTTAGCGGCATTGTTATCTCCAATCATTTTGTAATTGTCTTTAAATTTTTCTGTTATTTCTTTTAGCTGAGGTACATCAAAGATAAGTTTACAATAATCTTTATCACCTTTAGCTAGTATGTGTATCCACCAGTCAGCTTTAGTAACAGATAGTCCACTGGGTTTACCCCAACACTCTACCTCTATTGCTATGTTACCAGTTTTATACCACCAGTCTCTTTCTGTTTTAACTTCTATTTTATTTTTATCTGCGTCTAACAATGACGCTACTTTTTGTTCTCGCTCTTGACCATATTTCAAATCAATATCAAACTTATTATTTTTCATTAGTGTGTTTCACTCCAATTATTTCCTATGTTAAATTCTCCTGTAAGTGGGAGTCTTAATTGGAAGTAATCGCCAGTTCGTTTGATACATTCGACAGCTAGTCTACCAACAGTCTCAGCGTCTTTCTCAAGACATTCGACTTGTATTTCATCATGCACCCAAACCACTTGTTGTGCTTCAGGTATCTTTTTTATTTCTTTATTAAATTCAACGAGCCATTGTTTACAAACAAGAGCTCCACCAGATTGTAATAAAGTATTCAGTGCGGCGTGTGGTGACCTAACTTTAATGTGTCTCTTATCAAGACCAACGAGGTATCCACGCTCCGCCGCAGATTGTACTTGCGTAATGAGTTTACTCAACGCAGGTAAATTATTTAAGAAACGCTTTTTAACTTTAGACGCTTCACTAACTTTCTTGCCAGTAATTAATGCTATCTTTTTTACTCCACTTCCATATAAAAATGCGTAGTAAAAACGCTTCGCAAGGTCTCTTGACTCTAGCCCTGCAAGTTTCTGTGTCTCTGTATGTATGTCACCTTCTAATACAACTTTAGAATATTCTCCGTCATCATACTTAGACATGAAGTGAGCTAACATTCTGACTTCTAATCCTGATATATCTATACCCACTAGCTTCTTACCTTTGGGTACAGTAAATAATTCTCTACATTCTTTTCCAAATGGAACAGACACACTAGGAATCTGTGCTAAGTTTGGTGAGGAATGTGTAGCTCTGGCTGTAACAGTTGAGTTCGTATTACAGACACCATGTATCTTTCCGTTACGTTCTACCTTTAACCATGCCTGATTGCCTGTAGCTAGTTGTGCTATTCTTTTATCTAATAAGAAATGTTCACATAAAATTTTTGCTTCAGGATATTCCAGTTGTGATAACACTGAGTCATCTAGTTTAGGTTTACCATCTGGTGTAAACTCTTCTGGTTGCCAGTTATATTTTTCTTTTAATCTATCAGCTATGTGTAGTCTGCTTGATGGATTAAAGACTGTTACTTTATCTTTTAATTGTTTACCTGTTTTTTCTGATACTCTTTTAGTAGTAATAGGTAAAAAGATTTTAGATAGTTCCTCTTCTAATTCCATGCGTCTTGCATTTAATTTAGAATACAATGCTTCGGCTTTCTCTTTATGAAAAGTAAAACCATGTTTCTCTTGAGTGTAGATAAGTGTAGCTACCTCATGTTCTAAGTCCATTGCTTGTTCAGAGTAACCTCTGTTATGTATCATAGTAAATAAACTGTGAGTGACTTCTACATCTTGAACACAATAGTCTAGCATAGCAGGACTAAATGTTTTCCAGTCTGTATCAAATGCTTCCTTGTAATTGCCCACCCTATAACCCCACGCTTTCAAGCTGTGTCGACCAATACAATTCGCAGGGAAGTCATTTCGTTTAAAGTCACTGTCCCTAATATCTGGGAACAACAAACGAGTTGCTACGATTGTATCGAAAATTTTAGCTTTAGTTTTAAAGCCAAAAAATTTCTCTAGTACAGGTATATCAAACTTAATTATGTTATGACCTGCAATTAAATCTGCGTTCTCTAAAAGTCTAACCGCTTCTTCATTCGTGGGTTTTAATATTTCATTCGTGTCAATATTTTTTAAGACAATACAATGAACTGTTGAGCAGTCCTCAAGAAATCCATCTGTCTCTATGTCAAAACAATATCTCATAATTTTATCTTCTTAACTTTAATTACATTGCTAGAAGGCATGGTAGTTATGTTACCTACATCTCCTAATGTTCCATCATCATTGAAGTTCACATCTGAAACAACTATGTGCACCTCATTATCTTTTTTAATTAACCAACCAGTTGAGATACAAATTGTAACTTTACTATTGAGAGCGTCTTTCAAAGACAGCCAAGAAGAATTGCTATTTATGTCAGACCATGTGACTTGCACATAATCTGCATTTAATATTTTCTTGGTTACTGTTGGTAATGTCAATGTGTTCTCCTAATGTAATGTGTGTTTTTGTATGTCTAAACGGAAGGCGGCTTCTACGCCGTCAGCCATCAACGCCATGATTGCATGTTCAACAGCCACAAACGAAGAGTCTTTGGCTACATGAATAGTAATTATTTTATCTCGTTGTATCTTTGCTTCAGCTAATGCTTCCATTACTAGGTGTGTCCATTGCCTAGCATTTCTCCTAGAAGTCATCTAAGACATCAGCTTTCACTTCAGTAAGACAACCTGTTTCTAAATCATAAAACAAATCACAACAGTTTCCTGTCTCACCACTAAATCTGTTCTTAAGTATTTGTACTTTAGTAGTATTTTTTTCTGACTTTAAATCTCTAACCATAGAAATAACCATGTCAGATAGTTGAGCTATACTTGCTGAACCTCTAAGACTACTTAATGTAACTTGCTTTCCATCTTCAAAACCTTTGTCACCTTCAGTAGACCTACGCAAATGACTAACTAATATTAATCCAATGCCTGTCTCTTCTACTAAAGTTCTTAACTTACTAACTGTGTAGTCAATAAGTTTTCTTTCATCATTTGTTGTCTCATCACCAACGGCTGATAGTGCCATGTGTAAATGGTCAAGTACAACAAAGTCTACGTTACATGACTTAGCTAAGTATCTTATTTTAGATATTAGATTGTCACTAGCTGTAGAGCCAAAGTGATTGTATAAATAAAAGCTCCCATTACCAACAGTAGCGTCAAATGTTTTGTGAAGTTCGGTTTCATCTACGCCCTCTCTTGTTAAGTGTAATGGTTTCTTTAATGACACACCCATTATACCAAGAGCAGTTCTCTTAACGCTTTCTTCTAATGCAATGTATCCAACTTTAAAATCTTTCTGCAATAAATGCAGAGCAATGTGTCGGCAGAAACTACTCTTACCTACACCTGAACCTGCTGTTATTGTAACAAGCTCACCTTTACGAAGACCATGTGTCTTTGTATTCATACATTCAAATGGATAATCTACACTGACATACTCATCTTCTGTTTTAACTTCATTCCATAAGTCTGAACCTAATACTATTCCATCTGGTCTGTATGCTTTGCTTGACCAAATACAATCTACTAATTCTTTTACTTTACCTGCAACCAACATATCGTTAGCGTCTTTCATAGGTAACGTACAAATCTTTGCTTTATTAGGTGTAAGTAATTTTGCACATGCTAGTGCACCTGCTTTACCTTGTTCGTCTTGGTCAAACATAAAGACAACAGATTCAAAACCTTCAACCCATTCAAGTTCTCTTTGTATATCTTTCTTTGCACCTTGAGCTCCTGATTTAATACTAACAACAGGAAATTTATTCTGATTAATTTTGCTAATTGATAAGGCGTCAATTTCTCCTTCGCAGACTATCAACATTTTTCCTGTGTCTCTCCACAAATGCTGACCAAATAAACCAGACTCTTTTGCTTCACCTAACCATTGAAAAGTTTTATCTTGGTGTCGTAATTTTTGTGCAACTAATTGTCTGTCTTTATTATAATAGTTTGCAATCTGAACTGGCTTCCCATTGTATGTACCAGTTTGATAATTAAATTTTTGGAGAGTTGTTATATCTAAACCTCGTTTAGTAAGAGGTGTAACTTGACCTGTAACAAAGTCTTTGTTTATTGTTTTAGTTTCTGGTGTTGTCAAATCCTGTCCTCTCTTGGTTATGCCACATGAAAAACAATGCGTGTGTCCATCATCATAAACGCTGTTAGCGTCACTAGAACCGCAGTCTTCACATGGGCTGTGATATAAAAAGTTACTTTCCATTTTCTCTCTAAATTTTTTTGATTAAATATTTGGGAATAAAAAAACCCCACCAGTATTGCTACTGGCAGGGTCAAACAAAACTATCTCAGCAACTCCTTTATGTTGAAGTGCGGAGACAGGACATCAGCTACATCTCTGTAGCCCATGATAACAGCTTTCTTATACTCTAATTTTAATTCAGATACAAGCTCACTTAAAGCGTTGTACTGTTTTAAGGTAAAGTTACAATCAGGCTTATCATCAATTCCTTTGCCGCCTACTAAGCAAATTCCTATTGAGTTTGCGTTAGTTACTTTCTCACTATTCTCAATGTGAGCTCCTGCAATTTTAATATCTCTGCCATCTTCGACATTACCATCTCTAGTAATAACTTTATGAAAGCGACATGATAGCCAACCTTCTTTTCTGTCTTGGTCAGCTACATCTTTTGCAGATAAATCTTTTTCAGGTAGAGTATCGGTAGAGTGTATTATTATATACTTAGTTTGTTCTCTCTCGTTACTCATTTAACCATTCCTTCGGTATGTGTTTATCAGCCCATTGAAATCCATACTTCTCACACCACATGGCGTAAGTAGTCTTAGACTTTTTACTTATTCGAGCTTTTGCATTTGAAAATATAAATCTAATATCTTTATCTGAATGTTGCTCTTTAATGAGCTTCATCTTTTGTCTGTCTGCTGTCATAAACAGACCTTTTGTTTCAATAAAAATCTTTTGCTTAGGTAAGTAGAAGTCTGGTGTATAAGTATGTATTTTTTGAGGCTTAGTATATTTCAACTTAGTCTCTTCAAATTCATACAACACACGCAGACCTCTTAACTCATCAGCTATTTGCTCCTCAAGTCCTGACCTGAAACCATACTTGTGTCCAACTTGATTAGAAGTCAGACGCTTGTGTTTCAGTCTCTTCTTGAACATCATTTTCTTTGCTTTCTACAAATTCGTATCCGTCTTTAATATCATCAAAGCCGTATCCTTTTGCGTTACCACTGCCACCTTCAACTAACTTAGTTATCTGACAAGCTCGTAGTCTCATTGAAACTCCTGCACCTGCGATTGCAGTGTAATATTTGATAAGTTCAGCAGAGCATTTCATCTCACTTCCTGACCAGACATTTACATCTGTCATTGGTTTGCCTTTAGTATCAAACAAAGCAACTCGATTAGGAATAACTTTCCCATCTTTAGAAATGATTTGTGCTTTAGTTTTAAATTTGAAGATAGTGTTTCCAGTCTCTTGACCTTCATCATCTACTTCAGCTTCGTAAGGAGCATTACCTTCCTTAACTTTCTTACCTTTAGCCTTCTCTTTAGCAAGAGTAAGACTAGCCGCCATCTCATCATCAATTTGTTTAATGAGTGGCTTTGCGTCTTCAGTTTTAATAATTAAATTAGTCTTGTAATGACCATCATTATCAAACCTAGTATCAGGTTGTGTTAGCCATGCGTACTGGCTCACTCCAACTGGTGATACAATCTTTACATTATTGTTCTTCATTGTCTTCGTCCTCTATTGGTTCTTCGATTATCCACCCCTTCATCATAAAACTTACTGCCGTATCTAATGGCATGGTTCTGAATTGTTGGTAGTATCCATTTTCTTTTTCCATGTTTTAACCTTTCTTGTCTATTAAGGGTACTTTACTATTAAGCAAAGAAAAAGTCACATTCCCTGAGTAATGTTATATCTAAATCACCCTTCTCAGGTACTTCAGGTAATTTAGCTCTTAAGTTTTCAGGTATCTGGTGAAAGACATCTTCTTTAAATTCTTTCAACACATCATGTTCAGTAAATATTTGTATGAACGCTTCCTTTAAACTTGCAGTCAATGTTTCAACATCTCCTGCTGTAGTAGCAAATGAATCGTGGACATTACAAAAATTTCTAATGCCATTTTCATAAGCTATGTTTGTAGTCTTCATCATTGCGGCAGAGTCAGTGCTATGAACCAGATTAGGTGCAATAGCATTACTCATTCGCAACTTGTCGGTCTTATCAGTCTCAGTGTTTATTCTAGGTTTAATAACTTCACCCATTAACATTGCTTTGACTCGTTTGCTTTTCATTTCAGGATACGATTGATACACTGGAAATCCAACTGGTGTTATCCAATGAATAGGTAGCTGTTCTTTTGCTAACAATCTTGAAATCGTTTGCAGATAATCCATTCCTATTCGAGCACTTTTTAAATTGTCTCCAATACTGTCCCAGATAATTCCTGCTAAGAAACTTGCAGGTTTAAAAACATCTGTAAAGAATGGGTGCTTCTCTCCTTTATCCTGTCGTTTAGTTAAGTCTTCAACAACAAAGTCTGTGCATGAGTATCTTGTTGACCCATAACAGATTGTCATAATACTTCTCTTTGTTGTACTCCGCTTAACTCCATAGTCTAACCACATCTGAGCATAGACTGTTCCTTTTTGTGCTTCTTCTTTTAAACGCTCAGTCACACTATCAGCAACTAACTGATAAATGTCTTGCGGTGTTTTACTTGGCACTACATTAACTAACTTTCCTGCTTCTTTATCTTTAAGCATTAGTGAATATAATTGTAGTCCATTACATGAGCCATCAATCGCAACTGGTATTGTTGAGACAAACCCATAGCCTTGTTCTTTAAACTGTCTCCACTCTTCACAAAATGCTAGAGCTTGAAACGGAGACGAAGCGTCTTCCCACTGTCTATTAGTAAATGGGTCTTCAGCACATTTAATAAGCATGTCTTCATTTTCTTTTACCCACTCAACTCTACCTTCAAGTGTTTGCTTATCTTTACCCCACATGTTAGCTCCATGTACGGCTAACCAGAAATCACCTTTGTTTTCTTTTGTGATAGCTTTACCATAACTAAAGTTTAACAAAGCCTTAGCTCCACTTATACTTTGATAGTTAAGAAAAGCAGGGACAGCATAACAACGCCCTCTGAAATCTAATTGTAATGGAAAGTAAATTGTTTTGTATTGCTTAAACTTTTGAGCTAACCAAATAATTTTAGCATACAATAACCTCTTACTAAACATTCTAGCATTTTCAGTATGAGCTACGACTGCTTGTTTCTTCCACGCTTTCCTACTATCAGCGTTAGTGTCAATGTCGTGTGGCTTGTTAGGTATCTCCATATTAGTTATCGGCGGCATACCGCCTATGGCTATTCCTTTGTCCCAAGCCTCTTGCATAACTCCCAGTATAAAGTTGTTTACCTTAAACGCTGTGTTCTGCATTGCATTTACTGCACTGTAAACTTCAGGCATTTTAAAGTTCTCAAGCTCTTTCTTAAACTTCTTGTTTCTTTGTTTAACAAGGTCAAGCTCTGGTAACTCTGAAGTCCAATAACCGCCACCACTTACAGACGTCCATTGTTTCGGCGGCATAACTGTTGGCAGGTACTCTGGGTTTAACAGTTCGTTAAACTCATTCCTATTTTTAATCCACTCTCTAGTTTTCTGAGTCTGTTTAATAATCTTAGTTCTTTTACGATTAATAGTTTCAGTACCAATTTCAATTAGCCCTGTCTTCTCAACCATAAGCTCAACTAGACGAATACCAACATGTAGTTTTTGAGGTGTAGTCCACTCAGTCCAAGCCACCTCTCCTCTTTTGGCTGTCTCCCTTAGCTTCCTTCTTTTGTAAGCATAGTTCCATGACCTCTTATCAAGGTCTAACTTTACTACTTGGTAAAGCTCAGGATTTAAAAACTGAAAATTCTTAAGCTGTTCTTCTGTTTCAATTTTACCACCTAAGCTAATACAAGTAGCGGTAAGTGGTTTGTATTGTGTGATTGTATTAATGATATGTTTGGCTGTGATAAGGGCGGATATTTCAGGGTCTACTCCTGCAAGGTGCATGAAAGCTACTGGTGGTTGCCCTATTGTATTCTTAGCACATGTCTCAAGGTATTCTTTTATACCCATTGCTAAAGGTCTTATGGTATTTGCTACCATTACTTTTCCGTAGCTCGTAACTGACTCTTCCTCACGCTCAATGTGAGACTGTCTTCTTTTATTAGTTCTCTGTTTTCCAAGCTCAAGCATTTGCTTTTCATGTTCAACTTGGTCTTTATAAGTAGGCATTACTTCTAATAGTTTTGTCATTATTAACACTCCTTAAGTGATGGTTGTGGTTAATCTATAATGGGTACTTTAATCTAAGTTATTTAAAATGTCCACCGCTCCTAATAAATTACTAGGTTTAAAATGGCTATATCTTAAAGTGGTATTATAGCTTCTATGACCTAGTAATTCTTTTATTATATGCAACTCAATTTTCCCAGACTGAGCTAATCTTGACGCACAAGTATGACGTAAAGAATGAATAACAAATTGCTTATCATTTGCTAGTCCCATATTTTTACGCAACTGTTTCCAAGTGTTTTCAGCTTTCCAATAATCTAAATGTTGAAAAGTATTAACGCTCAGTTTCTTTGCTCTATCCGTTAATGGAACGCTTCTAGTGTCTCCATTTTTAGTGCCATATAAAGTTATATAGGTTTTGTCTCCAAGCTCTTGAATATCCTCTTTAGTAAATGAAAGTGCTTCGCTCAATCTCATTCCAGTATCCATAAGAAAAAGATAGAGGCTCAGATATTCTGAGTCCTTTAATAGCTCAATAATTTTAGCTTCTTCTTCTTTGCTTATATATCTTATTCTACCTTTACTTTCTTTATACCATTCAATGTGCGGCATACGCTCCATATTAAAAATTGTATAACGCTTATGAGCATACTTTAAAAGTTTAGATAAGGACGCTAAGTATCTATTAATCGTAGCACCTGATAAACCTTTTTTCTCAAGTCTATTTCTAACTTTTTCAATATGCTCATCATTTACATTTTTAGGTTCTATGTTGCCTATTATATCTATAACAGACAACGCTCTTTGAGACTGGCACTTCTCCCAGTCTTGCTTGTCATATACTTGTTTAAGTTTCATAATTGCTCCTTTGTTTGTTTAGTTTAAAAAAGACAAAGGCGTGATTGTCTGTGTTAATCTCACGCCTAAGTCCCCAGTCACTACTTAATGTAATGTGAGCTAAAGTACGCACCCATAATAACGTACCGCTTCGTCTTGAACTTAGTGTCTATATCTAAAGCTCTACATTTGAGTAGTTTGTTAAGTTGCCTATTAATCGCTGACGGATTAAGGTCAGGATTATTAGTTCTAAGAAAAGCCAATAATGGCTTCTTCTTCAGTGTGTTATCCTTTACGGCTTGAAGGATAATTTGTTGAAGCTCTTTTCGATTGTCACGCTTTTTCTCTTCTCGGTATTCATAAGGTAAGTCTGCAAGATTATATTTTTTGCAAAGCTCTTGCCAATCGTTGTCTCTTCTATAAAGAAAAGCCATTTGACCCTTATGCTCCCAGTCGAGAAACCTGCGTCTTATATCTTGATATTTATTGAAGTCTGCCTCGCTCACACCTGCGGCTTTATAATCGCAAGTGCCAAGCTCCCAGTGACCCCAACATTTTTGAGCTATCTTATTATCAAAAGCCCATTCTTCACTAGATAAAAAACGCAGTCGAGTTTCTGGCTGTTGCCATATCTCATAACGTCTTTGATGGTCACCGCTCATATTACAGTTGCCCTGTATAAGCGTACCAACAAGCGTCACTCATTGCACAACCTACCCAAGCCAAAGCCCACATAGTGCCAACGAACAGCAACGCTCCAAGAACGCCACCAATTATTTCAATAGTGTCTTTCATGTTGTCTCCTTTGTTTTGTTTGTGTTGCTCCGCTCCCAATGGGAACTTTAAAAGGCAACAGACAGAGCGGCACAAGTCCGCTCCGTTTCGACTCTTCTTAAGTCTCTTCAGTGTTGCTTATGTTAATTCTGCAATTTCAATTTCTTTATGCGGAAATTGGTCTTGCATTTGGTCGATAGCGTCTTGCTTCA